TTTGTCGGAGGTGGTATAAGTGCTTAAAGGAAAACAAAAAGAGTGTCTTGCCTTAATGCTGGCAGGCGAACTCACGCAAAAAGAAATAGCGAAAAAAATCGGAGTAACCGAACAGACAATAGTTAATTGGAAGAAGAAAAAAGAGTTTGAAGAAGAATTTAATACGGCTTTGCATAAGAAAATAAACTTGACGGCTGCAAAGGCGTTTAAAACAGAAGTAGCGTTGCTTGATATGGCTGACTCTGACAGCGTAAGACTTAACGCCGCCAAAGACATTCTCGACCGTGCAGGTTTCAAGCCGAAAGACGAAATTGAACTCACAAAGCCTGTCGATGACACCATAAAAGAAATGAGCGAATACTTTGAACGCAGAGCAAGAGAAGATACTTAACCTGCTTTACGATGAGCCTTATAAAATAGGTCATTTCACAGGTTTTAAGGATTTGACCGTTCTACATAACGAATGGCTTAAATCGTTTCTGTACGGCGAGAAAGACCAAACGCTCCTTGCACACAGAGGCAGTTATAAAACAACCGACCTGTCGCTTTTTCTTGCCATTCATTGTATTGAAAATCCAAACGAGAATGTAATGTTTTTCAGAAAAACGGACACCGATGTTACGGAAGTAATCAAACAGACGGCAAAAATCTTAAATTCGGGCTGTATGCAAAAAATATGCAAAATTTTGTACGGAACGGATTTGAAATTCACAAAGTGTACCGATACGGAGATAAGCACAAACCTTTCAACATCAAACAAGGGTGTATCTCAACTGCTCGGACTCGGTATAGGAACATCTATCACAGGTAAACACGCAGATATAGTTGTTACGGACGATATTGTAAATATTAAGGACAGAATAAGCAGGGCAGAGCGAGAGCGTACAAAAATGCAGTATATGGAGTTGCAGAACATCAAAAACCGTTCGGGCAGAATGATTAACACAGGCACTCCGTGGCATAAAGAAGACGCTATATCGCTTATGCCGAATGTCAAACGGTACGACTGTTACAGTACAGGCTTGATGAGCAAAGACGATATTAAGACACTTCGAGAGTCTATGACGGACAGTCTGTTTGCAGCGAACTATGAACTCAAGCATATAGCAGATACAGACGCTATGTTCAAAAATCCGCAGTTTACGGAAGATGAAACATTGCTGTACGGTGGTATCGCTCATATAGACGCTTCATATTCGGGTGCAGACGGTACGGCATTTACAATTATGAAGAAAACAAAAGACGGTTTCGTCGCTCTCGGTAAGCGTTGGGACAGGCATATAGACGATTGCCTAACTGAAATATCAGCCTATATGGAGCGTTTTAGGGCAGGCTCGGTATATTGTGAAGATAATGCAGACAAAGGCTATTTGAGAAAAGAACTCAATTCCTGCAGTATGTATGCAAGGGGCTATCACGAGTCTATGAACAAGTTTATTAAGATTTCAACTTATCTGAAAAAAGAATGGTCGAAAATCAAATGGCTTGACGAAACAGACCCTGAATATATAAACGAGATACTTGACTATTCAGAATTCGCACAACACGACGACTCGCCCGACTCTGCTGCGTGTGCAGTCAGAATTTTGGCAACGCAAACAAAACTAAATCGAATACAAGGAGTTTTTTAAAATATGGAAGATATGCTTTTTCGTATGAATTCAGCTGCAGATGTTACTTCTGAAATTGTAGAAAAGTTCTTAAAAAAGAATTTAACACTTACAAATTCGAGATATGATAAACTCGGCAATGCATACAAGAACGACTATGAGATATTTCACTTGCCGCCCAAACCGCCACACAAACCCGACAATCGTATAGCGGTAAATTTCGCAAAATACATAACAGACACAATGAACGGCTTTTTTATGGGCATTCCCGTCAAAATCACGGCAGAGGATGAACGCATACAGAAAGCCGTTGACTTTTTTAACGCTTTCAACGATGTTGACGACCACAACGCAGAGTTGTCTAAAATCTGTTCAATCTACGGCAGAGCGTATGAGATGTATTTTGTAGATGAAGACGGAAATGTCGGAATGCAGGCGACTGCACCCGATGAGTCGTTTATAATCTATGACAACTCGATTTTAAATCGCACAAAAGCGTATGTACGGTACTATAAAGACACAGACGACAACTTAATCAAGGGCTCTGTTTCGGACAATTCTGTTGTTCGCTATTTCAATTTTGACGGCAGTCGGGTCAGGTTTGTCGATGAAGAAAAAATACACGGCTTTGACGGTGTGCCTGCCGTTGAATATATCGAAAATAAAGAGCGTATGGGCATATACGAAAGCGCTATGTCGCAGATTAACGCTTTTAACAAGGCACTTTCCGAAAAGGCAAACGATGTTGACTATTTTGCCGACGCATATATGAAAATACTTGGACCTCGCCTTGACGAAAGCGAGAAACAGTTTATCAGGGACAACCGAATAATCAATTTTGAGGGTTATGAAAATATTACGGTAGATTTTATGGCGAAGCCGAACGCTGACACAACACAGGAAAACCTTATCAATCGCCTTGAACGCCTTATTTTCATCACTTCAATGGTAGCGAATGTGTCTGACGAACAGTTCGGTACGGCTTCGGGAATAGCGCTTAAATACAGAATGTTGTCTATGAACAACCTTGCGCAGATGAAAGAGAGAAAGTTCACGGCAGGATTTAATAAACGATATAAACTCGTTTTTTCCAATCCGATATTGCAAATGGCAAAAGACGATTGGCTAAAAATTTCATATCAATTCACAAGGAACTATCCCGTCAACCTTGCAGATGAAGCGGACACTGCGGGAAAACTTTCGGGTATCACTTCAAAACGCACTCAACTTTCTGTCATTTCAGCGGTTAAGAGTGTAGATGATGAACTTGAACAGATACAAAACGAACAAGATTTAAGCGCAGTAAACATTGAGTTCCCGACCGAAAGGACGGCAGAAGAATGACCTATTGGCAACGCCGACAAAAAGAGCAACTGAAAGCACTTGAAAAGTCCGAAAAAGCCTTAATGCAGAGGCTCACGGCATATTACAGAGATGAGTATGCAAAACTTGACAAAGAGATTGCCTCGTTCTATTCAAAGTACGGTGTAAAGAAGATAATTGAGTACAGAATGTTGCTTGAAGACCTTTCTCCGCAGGACAGAAGTTTGCTGATTAAAAATGTTGAAGAGTTTAAAGAAAAATATCCAAATCTCAAACACATAGTTCCCGTTCGTGAGAATATCTACAAACTCAACAGACTCGAGGGACTGCAACTGTCAATCATAATGCAGCAGGCAGAAATCGGTGCAGTCAACGAACAGGCAGTACGCCGACACCTTGAGAGTTTAGCACTGAAAAATGCAAATTCCGTTGCTGAACTTTTAGGCTTCGGCAAGAACTTCTATTTTGAAAATTCGGATATAATCAAAAACTTTGTCGGTGTCAAATGGTGCGACGGCAAAGACTTTTCGCAGAGAATATGGGAAAACACCGACAAACTCGCAAGGTATCTGACAACAGACTTGGCACAGGGCTTTGCAAGAGGCGAGTCCTACGAAAAACTGACAACGCAAATCGGAAAACGGTTTATAGATGTTGCAAAAAGAGATATTTACCGTCTTGTCTATACAGAGGGTACATATATAATGGCAGAGAGCAGTGCGAAGCCGTTTGAAAACGATTTTGATAGTTACAGACTGTCAACAGTCGGCGACGGCAAAGTCTGTTCCAAATGCAACGGTACTGCCGAAAGTGTTTTCAGGTTTGCCGACAGACAGGCGGGCGTGAACTTTCCGCCCCTGCACCCTATGTGCCGTTGTACTTTTGAAATAGTTGTTGACGATTGGAACAAGTGGCTTGACGATTACGAGAAAAAGCACTCCGACAGCGGAAAACAACTGATGAATAGGTTGAATTCTGATAAGGAAAAAGATATAATAAAGACATCTTCTTTGCCGTTAAATATTCAGTTGTTTGGGAAAAAAGCGTCTGATTTTAAAACAATCAGACTTCCTAAAAAAGAATATGCTCATGTAATGTCTGAAATCGCAACAAATATTACTGAAACTCAAAAGAATAAAAAAGTGTTCAGTAAAAATATCGGAGATTACACATACACAGTTGAAAATTTGGGATTTGGCGAATATCGAGTTATTGATAAACAAAAGATTGGTGATTAAAATGGATAAAACAATTAAGCAAAATCTTGAAAAAAAGTTGAGAAATATATTCGATGACGACGAGTTTGTTACTTGTATTTTTGCTCATTTAAAAAGCGACTATGTAAGGAATGAATTTATTAAGTATATCGAACACAATCCACAGGTAACATCTGAAGAATTAACGTTAATGTCTATATCTGTGTTTAGAGATGAATGGTAGAGATATTTTATCGGAAGTATCTTGGAAAGGGCAAGGGCTTATGGATTTAAAATCACAAAGTTTTAAAGAATTTATTTTTCGTGTCGATACATTAGATGATAGTGTTTCACCGAATGATTGGTCTTTATATTTAGATGTTTTTGACATATGGTATTCTGACAAAACTGAAAACGAAAAACAAAAGGCAATTGAAGAGTTGGAACAAAAATACAAGCGTAAAATTATTATAAAATAAAGCGCTGTACTTAAAGTATGGTGCTTTTTTGTTGCCTGAAAGAAAGGAGTACGCAATGGCAAATAACGATATGGAAGTGATTGAGTACAAGATATTGAAATATCTGTACGAATGCTTGAAATCGGGACACAGGGCTGTTTTGGAAGAGATTGCGTGGCATTGCAAACTGTTTGAAATCACAAGGGAATATTGGCTTGTGATAATGCAAGACCTTATAGAAAACGGCTTTGTGTCGGGACTTAAATATATTTCTGCAAAAGATATGGAGTGCGTGCTTGAAACAGGCACATTTGCCATAACGAGAAAGGGCAGAGAGTATCTTCTGCAAAACAGTTTAATGAAAAAGGCAGAAAATATGCTCGGCGAAGTGTTCAAAATAACACTCGGCGGAGTTATCGGTATGCTTTGATATTGAAATTGAGCACCTTTATGGTGCTTTTTTTATACCCGAAAGGAGAAAAGTATGAAAGAAATTAAGTTTTTCCACGTCCCTTGGTGTGCTCCGTGCAAGTTTTATATGCAGTCGGAACTGCCGAAAATTCAAAAAAAATATACGGTTGAGATTATTGACTGTGAAAAAGACCCGTTTACAGCGGACAAATACCATATTCAGCATATTCCTGCCGTTCTTATTCTTAATAACGGCAAAGAAATATACAGAGGCAACGATAAAGCAGAGAAAATATTGGAGATATTGAAAAATGGTTACTGTTAAAAAAGAGAATAACAAAATCACGATAGCGGGACACGCTTGTTATGCCGAAAAAGGCAAGGACATAGTGTGTGCCGCTGTTTCTGTATTGGCATATACACTTGAGGCAAGCGTTTCAAAACTCACTCACGACACGGCAGACTTCATATTTCTGCCCGATATAACGACGATTGAGTTTAAAACTATGAGCGAAACCTCAAAAATTCTTTTAAATTCATTCATAATCGGCATAGAAGAATTGGCAGCCAACTATCCCGACTATGTTGAATTGATAAATTGAGCAGGCGTGGAACTCGTTAAAAGCTACGGAGAGTCAAGCATTACGACTATAAATTATGGAGGTTAAAAAATGACAAAATTCAATTTACAACTGTTTGCAGAGGAAAACACGCAGACAACACAAACACAGTCGGCAGGTACACAGACTGAAACCGCAGGAAAAAGCACAGAAGAGAAGAAAAAAGAGCCTGAACAGACCCAGCCGAAGTACACCGACAAGGATTTAGACCGAATTATATCGGAAAAGTTTGCAAAATGGCAAAAACAAAGCGAACAAAAGGTAAGTGAAGCGAAAAGACTTGCCGAAATGAACGCACAGGAGAAAGCCGAGTACGAGCGTGAGCAGTACAAAGAAAAGTATGAAGAACTTGAAAAGAAAATCGCAATCAGTGAAATGCAGTCAACTGCAAGAGATATGCTTGCAGAAGAAGGCGTAAATGTCGCTGACAGCGTTGTTTCAATGCTCATTTCAACCGACGCCGAACAAACACAGTCGGCAGTCAAAGACTTTGCACAGGCTTTCAAAAAGGCTGTTTCCGACGGAGTAACAGAAGCCTTGAAAGGCAAAACTCCGCAGACGGGAACAGGAGCAAAAATCACAAAAGAAGAAATATTAAAAATCAAAGACAGAGCCGAAAGACAAAAGGCTATTCGAGAAAACATTGAATTATTCAAATAAGGAGAAATGAATATGAAAAAATTTAATTTACAGCAATTTGCAGCACCGACAAACACAACAGTGTCAACTGACTTTGAGCCCGCAATTTCTGTTGATTTCACAAGCAGAATTTCCGAAAATATTGAATCACTTTCAGAAGTCCTCGGCGTAACAGAACTTACGCCGATGCCTGCGGGAACTCAAATCAAGACATACAAAATGACTCAAAAAAACACACCTGAACAGGTAGCAGAGGGCGAAACTATTCCGCTCACAGAGATTGAGAGAAAACCTGTTTCAACTATTGAATTGACACTTCAAAAATACCGCAGAAACACAACGGCAGAGGCTATTCAGAAAGTCGGCAAAGAACTTGCCATTAATAAATCAGACGAAAAACTTGTTTCATCTGTGCAAAAAGGAATTAAAAAAGACTTTTTCACAACTCTTGCAACAGGTTCGGGCAGGGCAACAGGCACCAACTTGCAGACTGCACTTGCTAATCTTTGGGCAGAACTTCAAAAGAGATACGAAGACACCGACACAGAGCCTATTTTCTTTGTCAATCCGACAGATATTGCGGAATATCTCGGCACAGCAACAGTAACTACACAGACTGCTTTCGGTTTCAGTTACATAGGGAGTTTTCTCGGTCTCGGTACAGTAATTGTTGCTCCGCAGATTAAAGCAAAAGAGCCTATCGCAACAGTTAAAGAAAACCTAAACGGCGCTTATGTATCAATGAGCGGAGACGTCGCTGCTTCATTCGGTCTTACACCCGACGCAACAGGATATGTCGGAATGACACACAGTGTGCAGACTTCAAACGCTTCTATTGACACTCTCTTGATGTCCTGCGTTAAGTTCTTCCCTGAATACGCAGACGGCGTTTTCAAAGCAACAATAACATCATCTGTTGGCTGAGGTGGTATAAATGTTAATCGACAGAGTTAAGTTAAGACTGACTGACGAAGAAGTCTCGGAAAATGTGCTTAATGAGTACATCGCCACCGTATCTGACAGACTTTGTATAAGGCTCGGCACAGATGAGTTGCCGAGTCAGTTCAATTCAATATGTGTTGACGCCGTTGTAAAAATGTACCGCAGGCTTTGTTATGAGGGTGTCAGTTCGGAAAATGACGGTGGACTTTCTGTTTCGTTCGTCGATGACATTCTTTCGGAGTATTCGGGCGAGATTTCTGCCTATACAAAGAAAAGCGGGAGGCTGCGGTTTATATGAAATGGCTTGTTTGTACTCTTACATATCCAAAAGTAACGGGAAAAGACCGATTGAACAACCCTATAACAGAGGATGTGAAAGTGTTTAAGACATTCTGTCGCAGAACGCCGTTTACAGTAGAAGAAATGGCACTTGACGGTCGAAAAATAACGGAAGACAGCAGTAAATTCTTGTTATGTTGTCGAAAATCACGGCTTCCTAAATTCAACAAACTTATCTTAAACAACTCTGTCTATGTTGTTAAGAAAACAGAGAATTTGCAAAAATTCACTCTTGTATATGCGGAGGCGTTTAAGGTTGAAGATTGAATTTGACGGTATCGACAGACTTGCAGGAGAACTTAAGCGGTTGAATTCAGTAGAGTTTGATCGTGTGTGCAAAAAGCAGTTGGGACAAATGCTTAACAGAGCACGGAAAAATTTGAAACTGACAGGAGAAGGAACGCCTGTAGGAAAAGACAGAATTGTAAAAGGGAAAAAACGTCAAGGTGGAGAACTTCGTATATCGTCTTCTTCCGACGGTAAAAATGAAATGGGATATTCAGCAGAATATGCGTTTCGATTATGTGGCGCATATAAAACTGGGCAAAAACGGCAAAAGCTAAGTTTAAGAGTTGTATAAGTATGTAGAATATGGACACATAGCGAGAAATATGGTATAATTCTATTGAGGTGATAGATATGCCGAGTTTCAAGGATTTAACGGGTGAAAAATTTGGAAGATTAACAGTAATCAGAGTGTCAAGAAAAGTTAAAAGTGGAAATAGAGAAAGATACTATTGGCACTGTAAGTGTGATTGTGGTAAGGAAAAGGAAGTAAGAACAGATTGTCTGACAAATGGGCTGGTAAAGTCATGTGGATGTCTCAAGAAAGAGCAGGATAAAATCAATCTTACAAAGTATCATAAACACAAATTAAGTCACACAAAACTATGGGACACATACTATAGCATGAAATCCAGGTGTTATGACAAAACAAATAAAAGGTACAGTGACTATGGCGGAAGAGGTATAAGAATATGTAATGAGTGGCTTGAAAACTTCGAGAACTTTGCATTATGGTCGTTAGAAAATGGATTTGATAAAAACTTTCAGATTGATAGAATTGATAACGATTTAGGTTACTCACCGCAAAACTGTAGATGGATTTCGCAAAAAGAAAATTGCAGAAATAGGCGGAGCAATGTAATGATTAAATATAACGAAAAAATGATTACACTTGTTGAACTTTCAGAAATATTAAACATTCCATATAAAACAGCATACAGTAAGTACAGGAAATATGGCATAAAAAGAAGTGACTTATAAATATGCTAATGCCGTGGTAACTTTACAGATTGCGAAAGGCTGTAAAGCACCGTAGAGCGTACCAAGTGAATAAATATAATCTTGGCAAGAGTGCCCGGAATAAAAGAGGATTTGCAAGGCAAGTCCTCTTTTATTATGACGTACGCCGAACTGAGGATGAATAGACATCCTATAATGCGAGGAAACTCCCAGAAGCAGAGGATAAAAAACTTTTGCGATAACACAAGCACATGTGGAGTACGGACACCGACTGCGTGGCGGTGGATGGGTAAATGGGCAATATTATTTGAAGAAAAACACAGACAAACAAAGAGAAATCTTTAAAGAAGATTTAATTAGAAAATTGAAAGGCTGAAATGTACAAGAGATTAGGTTTAGTTGACTTGATTTCTGCCATACAACTGAAAGTTGAAGATAAAACAGGGCTAAAGTGCTACGACGCAGTACCGTCGGACGCACCGAGCCCTTTTTATTTTGCAGAAGTAGTGCAGAAAAAAGCAGACAACACAAAAACGATGCTTCGAGATGTCTTTACGGTGTTCATTCACGCCGTAGCCGAGCCTACAGGGAGTTCGGAACAAATATACGACCTCATTCAAAAACTTGAAGAGGCTTTAAGTGAAGAAATTGAACTTTCCGAAGAGTATGAGTTGATACTTCAGACAGAAAACGGCTTGCAGGCACTAAAGACAGACGAAACAGACGAAAAACACGCCGTCATATCGTATGACTTCACGGTGTGTTACGGCTATAAATTCAAATAAGGAGACATAATATGAAAAATTTAGATTTACAAAAATTTGCATTTGACAATAATGACTATTGCGACTTTTCTTCTGTTGCTGCAAAAGCAGTTGCAGGTAAAAACATAGTTCTCGCAGTGTTCAATTCGACAGGCGATAAACTTCTCGCAGTGGCAGGACAGAAAGGTTTGACAATCAACCGTTCTTCTGAAAGTATAGAAATTTCGTCCAAAGACACAGAGGGCGGATGGAAAAGCAAGATTGCAGGCGCTAAAGAATGGTCAATCGACATTGACGGCGTTTTCGTTCCGAATGATGAGTCGCACAAGGTTCTTGGCAAAGCGTTTGATGACGGAGAGCCTGTGTGCCTTAAAGTCATCGACAAAAAAACAAGTAAGGGGATGTTCGGCGGTCTCGCAGTAATCACAGACTACCCGATTGAAGCACCGTTTGACGACGCTATGACATACTCACTTACTCTTGAGGGTATGGGTGCGCTTGTTGATTTGACCGTTACACCGCCCGAACCCGACTCAATGCCTGAAGGTGTGGCAGGACTTGAACAGTTGACGGTTGTGTCGGTTGCAAACGCAAGTACGGTCGGAAGCACTTCCGTTTATGTAAACCCGGTAAAATCAGGCGGAAACAAATACAAATACAAAACAGGTAAAACAGTGAACTATCCTGCTTATATGGAAGATTGCACTTCACTGACTGATTGGGACGGCACTGCTGCGATTAAGGCAACAACAGGCGACAAGATTATCATTGTTGAATGCAATTCAGAAAACAAAGCACTTAAAGCAGGAGTAGCAAAGGTAACATCTAAAGCGTAAGGAGAATGGTTATGTTTGAATGGGAAGGTAAACAATACGAACTTAAGTTTAATCTTGAGAGACTAGGCTATATAGAAGAGTCGTTAGGAAAACCGATAATGAGCATTTATGCATTTAACGGCGGAGCATTTGCCATTAATGAAATGCTTAAGATTTTCACAATCTCGCTTAAAGAAATCAGTTCGGATTATTTTTGCAACAACAAAGAAGCAAAACGCATTTTTGAGGGCTTTATTCAGCAAGAAAACGGTTATAAATCAATAAATGAAATGATTGCAAAAAAGTTAATGGAGGACTGTCCTTTTTTATTCCCGACCGCTATCTGAAACTTGATTACTTCGGAAGTGCTGAAAATTCGGACAGCGATTTTACAGATTACCAAAAAGAACAAGACTTTGCTTTTTTTGCGGTCAATTTCGGATATTCAAAAAAGGACTATGAAAGCCTTACTCCGACTGAAAAAGCGTTCATCATCAAGGCATACGAAACGAAGACGGTCAACGACTCTACATTCATCAGAAACGCTGTTTTGAATGCAGTTAATAACGCTTTTCGTAAAAAGGGTAAACAGTTCATTGAACTTTGGAAAAAACAACAAAAATACGATGAAGAAGAAATCGAAAACGATTTAAAAATCATTAAAGAAAATGAAGAAAAAGAGGGTAAAGGTTGGATTGCCCTAATTTATCAGGGAAGGAGGAATTAAATGGCAGACTATACACTTTCGGCGAAAGTTACCGCGGACTCAAAGCAATTTGAGTCTTCTATGGATAATGCTTCAAAAAAAGTAGATAATTTGGAGAAAAATGTTACTGAAAGTGCAAATGCAACTCAAAAAGCAACAAAAGCGCTGAACGAAGTTTCATCAGCAGGAGACGGTGTGTCAAAAGTCGCTGATAATTCACGGAATTTAGGCTCGTCTATGACAGAGGCTTCAAATCAAACAACAAGTTTTAATAATAGTATCAGTCAGACTTCAAAAGCCTCTCAACTTGCAAAATCCGCTATAAAAGGTGTTATAGGAGTAGTCGGTGCAGTCGGTGGCGCTATGGCAGGTGCAATCGGAATGGGCGTCAAATACAATTCAGAAATTGAAACATATCAAACTTCGTTTGAGGTTATGACGGGTTCGGCAGACAAAGCAACACAGACAGTTGAAGAATTAAAAAAAATGGGTGCTGCGACTCCTTTTGAACTTCCTGAATTGGCTGATACAACTCAATTATTAATGAATTACGGTTTTACTGCCGATGACGCCATTAATAGAATGTCTATGCTCGGCGATATTTCACAAGGAAATGCGGACAAAATGCAAAGCGTAGCAACTGCTTATGGTCAGATGAGTTCGGCAGGCAAGGTCTCTCTTGAAGATGTTAAGCAGATGATTGAAGCAGGGTTTAACCCATTACAAGAAATCAGTGAGTCAACAGGAGAGTCAATGTCTTCGTTGTACGACCGAATAAGCGACGGCACTCTTTCCGTTGATGAAATTACACAATCAATGCAAAGAGCTACTTCAGAAGGCGGAAAGTATTTTCAGTCTATGGAAAAGCAGTCGCAGACTTTTAAAGGGCAACTTTCAACAATGAAAGACAATGCTACTCAACTTCTTGGAGAACTTGCAAGTTCAACATCACAGGAAATGACGGGCAATCTTTTACCAACCGTTAATCAGGGATTGTCGGATATGATGACTGCGCTCAAAACAAACGGATTTGCAGGAATGGCAGAAGTCGGAGGCGGTCTTATCGCTAATTTAGTAACAAGCGTTATTTCAAAAGCACCTGACTTAATTACAATGGCATTCACTATGATTACTTCGTTTTTAACAGGCATTCAATCAAATATTCCTATGATAGTAACAAGCATTCTATCTGTCGGGACGCTCATAATCACAAATTTGCTCGGAATGTTGCCACAACTCATAAATATAGGTTTCAGCGTTATCATTTCACTTGTTCAAGGGATAACTCAACAATTGCCGACACTTATTCCTACAGTTATAGATATTCTGTTGAATATAGTTAACACACTGACCGACCCTGCAAATCTGTCTATGCTTATAGGCGTTGCACTTGACCTTATTTTCACACTTGCACAAGGACTTTTGGATGCTTTACCAAAATTGATTTCGGCAGTTCCCATGATTATTAAAAATGTAGTGTCAACGCTTATCAAATTGTTACCAAAACTCATTCCTGTTGCACTTCAACTTATAGTAACACTTGCAACAGGACTAATTAACTACATACCGACACTTTTGAGTTATTTACCTATGATTATAACGGCGATAATCGGGGCGTTTAAAGAACAAGATTGGGGACAAATCGGTAAAGATATAATTGACGGTTTAATCAACGGCTTGAAAAGTATGCTCAGCAGTCTTAAAGACAGTATAGGCAGTGTTGTCGACAGTGTTGTAGGAACATTTAAAACACTTTTGGGCATTCATTCTCCGTCAAAACTGTTTATGCAATTCGGTATTTACACTGATAAAGGTTACGCAATCGGCATAGATAAGGGTAAAAAGCAAATCTATAAAGAACTTTCAAATCTTCAAATTCCTCAAACATTCGAGAGTTCCAAACTCCCGACTACAAGTACGGTTTCTGCTGCAAACACTGCTCCTATGTCGCAAGCAAGAGCAGATTTGAGCGGTTTCGGAGACTATGTTGTGTCTGCAACAACAAGTCAGTTTTCAAAACTTGCAGAGGCTCTTGAAAAGGGCATAGGCTCAATGAGAATGGTTGCGGACGGCAGAGAAACGGCAAGGTTTGTAAGTAGTTTAGGATTTCAGAAAGCAGGTGCAAGATGAAGTTTAAGTATGTTAATTCCAAAGGCGAAACGGTTGACTTTTCGGATTTTCCGTACTTGTTTCAAGACGGAAGCCTGCTTGATTATGCGTGGAGTTATGAAACGGTCGAAAACTCAAATAAAGTCTTTAACTTCAACAGAAAACCTGTTGAGAAAACTTTTCAAATTGCAGTTGTACCCGATTTCAATACAGATGTTACAGAACGACGGGAAAAGTTAAAAAATGCAGTCAACCGCATTTTTGAAGTTTTGGAGTTTGATGTTCTTAACGGAGTTAACGGCAAATTGTATTGCGGGGAAGATATGTATCTTCCCTGCCGTATTTCTGCTTCAACAAAAAGCGATTGGAACAA